CCGGCACCCGGAGCAGATCGTCCGGCATCGGCCCCGGATCTGTCGGTCCGGCCGGTGGCGGGGTGTCCGATCCCTTGGTCGCCGAGACCGTCTTGCACAGTATCCCCGACAGGTTCACGTTCCACGCAGGCAGCGCCCCTTGCTCGTCCCGCAACCAGCCGGACGGCCGATCATGCGGCTTGGATGCGGCGTCTTGGACCTTGTGCCAGAGTTCCTTCTCCGACCACGGCGGTTGACATCGCGGATTGTAGTGGTCGAGCAGGATCGCGAGCGCGCGCTCGGGAGCGATGCCGAACCCGTGGACCACCGCCGTCGCGGCGGCATAGGCGGTGTTATGTCCGCCCTGGCCGCTCACGGACGGCGGCATGGCATCGAGATACGCAACCGCGCGTCGCTCGATCTCTTCGGTGGGCGGGACGACCTGCTGACGCTTCGCCCGAGGTGGCTTGGTCAGCAGTTCCAGAAGCCAAGAAGGGGGTCTGGGCAGTTCGCCTGGCGGTGGCACGGACTCCGATCCCTCGGCCCAGCGGTACGCCGTGTCTTTGACGACGGAAGGTGGCGCGACGATGTATCCGCCGTCACCGCGCGTGTCGACCTTGGGCGCAAGCCTGCCGGTCGTGTTTCCCCATGCGCGGTCGTCCGGTTGCCGGAAGATGTGATGCCGACCGCCGCTGGGCGTCAGCGATAACGGAGCCAGGGCCAGCGTCTGTTGCAGGTCTGGCTGATCTTTGAGCCAGGGATTGTCATCGCCGTCCACGTCCACGACGATCAGACCCGTGGTCGCAAGCCCGATGTTGGCGTTTGGCTGCTTCCGCCACCACGCCGCGATTCGGGCCTCGTCGGTGGTCGCGTCCTTGCAGCCATGCTTGGTCGCCGGGGTCTTGCCTCCGGGCATGCAGGGAAAGACGGCGTAACCCAGCCGGGCATAGGCAAGAGCCGATTCCAGAAGCAGACCGTCAGAAGGGGAGATCGTCATCGTCAACCTCCTCTCCATTGGCGGTCACCGGGACCGGCTCCTCGTCATCCCAGCCGGGCTCGCGGTAGGACGGCTTCTCGCCGAGCGCGTAGCCGGTGATCCGGTCATATTTCTCACCGGCGACGCTGCGCACCGTGATGGACTGCGTGCCGCAGAGCGCCCCGGCCTCGGCCAGACGGACCGCTTCCTCGGCGGTGTCGGGGATAGGCACGTTCGAGCGCCGCCTCCACCACGACTCGGCTTTCGCGCGGGCGTAGCCGGTATGCTCGACGCAGATCCACTCCGAGATGTACCGCTGCCAGCCGATCTGGTACTCGACGCGCATGGTGCGCGGCGCGTCCGGCGGGGCGTCGCGCTTCTCGTGGACGCTGTACCGCACGTCCTGGACGGCGTGCTCCTCGATCTCGACATGATCCGAGAGGATTCCGGCCGTGCCCGCCTTGGCGTCATGCATCCGCCGTTCGGGCGGCGGGAAGACGAAGCCGCACTGGGGGCACGTCGCGTACCCCATGGCGATCAGCGCGTTGCACTGCGGACACTTCTTCGCCGGGGCCTCGCCGTCGCCATCGCCTTTCCGGTCCGCGTCGGTGCGGATCGCGTCCACGGGCCCGTGCCGCAGGACGTTCCCGCCGAAGTCCAGGATCAGGCAGTTCTTCTTGCTGTCGCAGAGCCGGAATCCGCGCCCGGCCATCTGGTAGTAGAGCCCCGGCGACATCGTCGGCCGCAGCATCGCCACGCAGTCCACGTTCGGCGCGTCGAACCCGTGCGTCAGGACGTTGACGTTGACCAGGTACTTCACGCGCCCGGCGCGGAACTCGCCGATGGCCCGGGCGCGATCCTCGTCGGATGTCTCGCCGAAGACTGTCTCGACGCGCGGCTCGGACCGGCGCAAGACCTCGGCGACGTGTCGGGCGTGTTGGACGCCGCTGGTGAAGACCAGACACGAGTTCCGGTCGCGGGTGTAATCGACGATCTCCTTGCAGGCGGACTCGACGCGCTCTTCCTTGTCCATGAGCGCCTCGACCTCGTCCGCCATGAACTCGCCGCCCCGGACATGCAGACCGCCGGTGTCGACGTCCTCGCGTCCGCCCTTGGAGACGAGCTGGCAGAGGTAGCCCTGAACGATCAGCTCACGGACGCCGATCTCGTAGCAGACCGAGTTCAGCACGTTGTCCGGCCCGCAGATGGGGCCGGTCGTCATGCGGAACGGGGTGGCCGTGAGTCCGATCACCCGGAGGTTGGGGTTGATCTTCCGGGCTTCCTCCAGGAACGTCCGGTACATGCCGTCGCCGTCCGGTGGGATCATGTGGGCCTCGTCCACGATCACGAGATCGAAGCGGTCGAGGTCGCAGGCGCGCCGATAGACGCTCTGGATGCCCGCCACGATGATCGGGTGTTCCGTGTCCCGGCTTTTGAGTCCAGCCGAGTAGACGCCGATCTGGTGCCACATCTCCGGCGCGACCTGCTGGAGCTTGTCGAGGGCCTGTTCCAGGAGTTCCTTGACGTGCGCCAGGATCAGGACGCGGCCGTTCCAGCGGCCGACGGCGTCGCGGCACATTGTGGCGATCACCGGCGTCTTGCCGCCGCCCGTAGGGATCGCGACGACCGGGTTGTCGTCCCGCTCGCGCAGGTGGGCGTAGACGGCATCCACGGCGTCTTGCTGGTATGGTCGCAACTGCATCATGGGGTTTCCGGTTCATCTCCGATCACGTCGAACCTCCCGTTCGGGCCGGGGCGGCGTCCGCCAACGGCTCGATGCGGACGATGGTCATGCCGCCGGGAACGCAGCCGCGCTTCTCGATCTGGAGCCGCACGATCTGGCTGTCGTCCCGGTAGACGCCTCCATGCTGGAGCGCGTCGAAGAGACTCTTCTGCACGTTGTCGATGTCCCGCCGCCGGTGGTCGGGGGGATAGACCTCGACCTGAACGGCGATGGGTCCGTCGAACGGCCTCGGGCGCGTCGCCGCGAGGACCGACAAGACCCGTTCCCGGAATCTGCGGCCCTCGCGGCTGATGAGCGTCCTCGGCCCCACGCGCCGGTAGTAGTGATTCACCGACGGCGGGTACGGCAGATCGAACTCGATCATCGGCGCGCCCAGGGAGGTGTCTGCGCGGCGGCCTGCTGAGGCTGCCCCGCCGTCGCTTCCTTCTTCGCGTAGCCCTTGACCTCGTTCGTGATCTCGCCCGTGTCCTCGCGCTTCTTGCATTTCACGGTGATCATGAGAGGCAGGTTGTGCAGTTCGCACGAGTCGTTCGGGGCCATGACCCCGACGGCGCGGCAGATGGCCGACAGTTCGCCCTGGGCGATCTTGACCGCGACCGCATTCGGGTTGTCGAGGTTCAGGCGCGCCCAGAGGTTGCGCCCCTTGTACTCGCCCTCGACGATCTGGAAGGTCAGTTCCAGATAGTTGCCGGTTCCGGCTTTGGTCTCCTTCATCCCCGAGTCGGTGATGATCGCCACGTACTTCCCGGCCGGAATAGCCTCGAAGTCGGTTGACGGTTCCACGGTGCGGGCATCGAATCCTTGCAGGTTAGCCATTGCTCTTTCCTCCCTTGTTGACGGCCGCGACGACAGGCGTCGCAACCAGGTGTTTCGCGTACACGTTCCAGTCCAGCGGCAGCTCGTCCGGCAGGTTCAGCCGGTTCTTCGCCACATGGGCGGGCCGCTCGGACGTGCGGATGATCCGCTCGCCGGTGCCGATGCCCTGCGTGCGCGTCTGGCTGAACCCCTCGTCGAGCTTCTTAATGAAGACCTTGTAGGTGGCGAACAGGACCTCGTCGCACCACTCCTGGACCACCGCCGACGCCAGCTTGTGCAGGCGCGGGACATAGCGATCGTAGGTCTCCGTCTCGGGGTTTTCGAACTTCTCGATCTTGGCGTGCGCCAGCAGGATGACCATCATCCCGCGCTCGTTCCGCAGCGCGTTCAGCCCTTCCAGGAACTCGCGCCACTGGGTCAGCGCCAGGACGTAGCCCTTCGCGTAGGGGATGTCCTCGATGCTCTCGACCCCGCGCTTCTTGCACACGTCCGACCAGATCAGCCGCTCGAGCCAGTCGAGCGTGTCCAGGACGACGGTGCGGTAGGCGTGCTTTTCGGAGTACAGCTCCGACAGGGCCGCGATGGCCTGATCGAACGTCTCGGCGAGCGGGAAGCGGTCGCAGTCGATCTCACCCAGGCCGTCCTCGGTCTGGATGAAGATGGGCTTGTCGCTCATCGCTCCGAACGTCGATTTGCCGACGCCGTGGGTGCCGTAGAGCATCACCCGGCGCGGCGCGGGACGTTTCCCGCTTTGGATTTGACCGATCAACTTCATGCGTGCGTCTCTCCTTTCTGTGGTTACAGGTAATCGAAGGTGCGGATGTTCTCGTAGCCGGTCGGCCACGAGTCCGTTGCGCGGCACTTCGCCAGCCGCGCCATGGCTTGCTCGTTCTCCTTCTGGGCCACGGCCAGGACGTTCTGGCCCATGATCCAGACGCCGGTGCGGAACGGCTCCCGCTTTTCGACGGCGATGATAAAGACCGGTTCGGATTCGCCGGTGGCGGTCGCCAGCATGCTGCGGTAGAACGCGAGTTGGTGCGCGTAGCCGTAGCTCTTGGCGTCCATCTCCAGCCAATCGAGGTTGTCGCAGGTCTTGAGATCGACCAGCCCCCGGTCGGGATGGACCCAGTCGAGCCGCGACTGGCACGCCATGCCGATGTACTCGATCCGAACCACGCCCTCGGCGACGCCCTCGGCCAGCAACTCGGCGGCATGCTGATGAGCCTTCACGCTGGCCGCCATCTGCTCGATCAGGACGTTCTGCTCGACGGTGATGGCAGGTTTGCCCTGCGCCTCGGCCCATTCCGCGTAGGCCTTGGTTCGTTCGCCGAAGACCTCGCCGGTCTTGGGGTTCACCGGACCGCCCACGGCGTAGCGTCTCTCGAAGATCTCGCGGCCTTCGAGGATCAGCGTGTGCGCCGCCCGGCCGATCTGGTAGGCGGGACGATTCTCCTCCTGCACCAGACCCAATTCCTTCTTGTGGAAGAGAAGCGGGTTTCGACGGAAGTCGGCCAGCCGGTGGCTGGTCAGGTGCGTCGCCGCTTTCGTCCGGTACACGTCGTCCGGCTCCGTGATCAGGTGCGCGGTCGTGAGGGTCGGTTCGGTCACTGTCGTCATGTCGTTCGCCTTTCGCTTGAACAGGGTTTCTCGAAAGCTCATGTGGTCACCTTCTGGGGTTGGGGAGCGGCGGCCGGGTGTTCCCCAGCCCGCCGTACCTTGAATGCCGCCTCGCCGAACTCGCGGATGGCGAACCCGGTGAAGATGCGGCAGATGTCGCGTCCGACCGGCGTGCTCGCGTCGATCACGCTCGCGCGCTTCTCGGCGTCTACGCAGTAGGAGGCGTCCATCCGAACCCGCGATTGGCCGTGGAGGCTCTCCACCGCCAGTACCGCGAGCAGCAACGCCTCCTCGACGTCCTGCATCCGGGCCGACGGCCCGAACGTGTATCGGTAGATGTCCTTCGTCATGGCTTACGCTCCTGAAAGAGGCCCGCGACCGTTGTCGGCCGCGGGCGATGTGCCGATGCTGCATACTTACCCGGCGACGGGCCGAGATGACGGATGCACGATCACAGGTATTCCCTCAGCCCCGCGTCCTCGAAGAGGGATCGGAGCTTCGTCACATGGTCGTGGAGGGTGGTTCGCGGGACTCCCAGTTCGCGGGCCGCATCCGAGATGGTGGTGCCCGTCTTGAGGACCTCGCAGAGCCTGCGGAGGTGATCCGGCAACCCGGCCAGCACCGTCTTCAGGTCCAGGAGGAGTGCCATCTCATCGGCACCGGTGCGACTGTGGGTCGCCACCACGGGATCGATGCTCTCCCGCGAGACGAGATCGCCGCGCTCGATGCTGCCTCCGTCTCCGTCCTCGATGCTCTCGTTGAGCGAGAACGCCTCGCGGTGGTAGTCGCGCATGTCCGAGGTGCGATGACGGATGAGCTTGCTGATCTTCCGTTCGATGATGCGGGCGACAAACGTCTTCGGCGTGCCTTTGTTCGCGTCGAACTTCGGCAGCCGCGTAATCACGTCGAGCATCATCTCCTGTTCGAGGTCATCGCGGTCGGACTCGGTGAATCCCGCCGTGCCGACGAGATGCCTCGCCTTGTGCCGGATGACCCGTGCCGCGTATTCATTGATTCCCTGCTGCTTCTGACTGGACTGCATTGCTGTCTCCCTTGGCCGGGGAGGCAGGCGCGAGTGCCAACCGTGACAGCAAGCGGCCTGAGTGGAGGCTGTGTGAGTTCGCCGTTACGGCGGCACCCACGACAACCCCCACTGTTTGGCCGGTTTATCGTCTGGTTCCGAAACTTACTGATGAACGTGATGCGGGGGCCGAGCCCGGAAATCAGGCTTGCACCTCCTCTCTGATGGTCATCAGGACGGGAATGCCGTGCTCGACCTTGATGGACTCGATGACTCCGTTCTCGATGGAGTCCAAGCAGGTGAGAAGCTCCCTGACCTTGGCCTTCAGAACGAAATCGTGCTTCGCGGCTTCAGGTCGCGGCCCGTTCTCGGCGAGGAACCTCACCACGCGTACTCTCTGGGGCGGCGGGGTGAAGACGGGCTCACCGTCGCGGACATGCAGTCCTTCGAGGGAGCCGAAGTTGATGCCCTGTAGTATCTCGATCAGGCGTTGCCTCTGGGGCGAGAGGGACGCCTTTGTCGCTGTGCCGGTCTGCTGCATGTCGTCCTTCCGTTTCTGAGCGCATTACAGGCGCTCAGAAACCGGGAGGCGGCCAAACGGCGGCACATGGGCACAGCGCAGCCCATTGCAGGGAAGGGACTTACAGCGCGTTGACCATGGCCAACGCATGGTCAACAAGAGGGAGGGACACGAGATGGACTACTGGGCGATGCCCTTGCGGTACGCCTTCGGGTTGCCCGTCTCTTCGCGCGTCTTCTCGAACTGATCGAAGACGCCGGACATGTGTCGGAAGTGGTCAAGCGGCGCGCGTGCGCGCGCCTCGAGAGCAGCCTTCCTGTTCTTCACCGTGCTCAACGACGCCCGGGGGTAACGCTTTGCGATCTGGCCGACCGACATCTCTTCGTGGCAATAGAGCCTCAACACGGTGAAATGATCCGGCCCCTTGATGCGCGGGTTCGCGTCCATCTCCTCGGCCCATACCATGAGGCCCACAAGGCTCTTCTGTGCCGCTTCGTTGTCACTCGCCAGCTTGTTGACGTCGATTCCAAACAACCGCCAAGGCTCATCCGACGGCACCAGCCGTCCGTCGTCGGTCACGCGCACAGCCTCGGCGAGGTCAACGCACCGGCAGTCTTTCGCCTTCAGAGCCGTGGCGCATCCCGGCAGTGCCGACGGTGCCAGGACGATAAACGCGGCGTGTTCGGCGAGCAGCGCGCTCACGGTCGTCATTTCGGAATCGTGATCATAAGGGAGGCACAGGAACACCGTGCGCCGGTCCGCGCCGTCCCTCGGCCACGTCCCCACCAGATGCGCGCCCTTCGGCAGGGCCACGCCGCTCCGGTCGCCCACGGCCTCCAGCGCAGCCGCCAGCGCACGGCACAGGCCGTCCGTCCGAAGCTCCCACACAACGAAATCGGACTCCTCAACATCCACGGGGTCGCATACCGGGGGATTGCACTGGCAGACGGCGCGCAAACCACCATCATACGGGTTGGATCGCCGCACGTGACGACACGCGCAGTCGGAACACGCCAGATCCACCGCGTGCCGGTTCGTCTCCCGCAGGAAAGCGCTGCGGAATACCGGATCGCGGAATTGCTCCCCGCCAGCCGCTATCCAGTCACTCAGCGGAGCCGCTTGACCCGGAATCGTCGTTAGCGCGCGCCACAGTCCTGCGTCTGGTCCGCTTCTGTTTGTCTTCGGCCTGCACATATCCGTTGTTTCGAAGGAATTGATCGAAGATCGTGTGATCGCAGTCCCGGGCAATCTGTACGTTGTTCCCTCGGCTCACCTTGAACTTGCGCGGTTTCGGATCTTCATCCTGGCCGTCCTCACCGAAGGTGACCTCGAACGTCGCCCGGTAGATCGGGGTGTTCTCCCTCAGCGCGAACTTGCGCGACCTGAAAGACGCGATCACATCCTCCCCGGCTTGTGTCTCCGTTGTCGTGGGCTCGCCCCACCGCAAGAAGCGCAGTTCTTTCACCACCACTTTCGTCATGCCGGGGACCAGCTTCAAGGCCGCGTCAACGTCTTTCGCCAAGGGTGCCAGCGTGTAGGTGGACCCGCTGTAGAAGTGGCCGACATTGCCAAACAGGTGAAGGGCGAATGTTTCTCGATACAGAGCCCTCGCCCGAACACCCCGCGCGTTGATCCTGATGCCGCCCGTCTCCGGCGAATACACGATCACATCGTCTTTGCGTGGGTGGATTCGGTAGGTCCGGGACTCCCCGTTCTTCAGTTCGCGCACGACATCGACCGGCTCGTTGTGCTTCACGATGAACCAGTGCTCGCCGCCGATGGGGTAGTGCTCAATCAGCACGTCCGGGCCTCGGTCGTGATTCTGGAACCATTCGCTCAACCTCGGACGCATCGCTTCCAGCACGTCATCGCCGGGGTACACAAACGGCTTGTCCGGCTTCGTCTTTGGCTCGAACTGCTCGTACCCCGTGAGGCGGTGCAGGACCATGTCGAAATGCACCGCCTTCACCAATGTGGCGTTGACAATCCAGAGCTCGACGATGACCTCCATCACCGTCCGTGCAGCCGGTGGCAGATCGTGCCCCTTGGATCGGAAACGCTCCCGAAGATCGTCCATTTCCTGAATGCCTGCCAGCTCGTCCATGATGTGGAGATCGTCGGAAACCCTGTCTGGCAAAGCCTCGCTCTTCCTGAACAGATCCGCCACGCCTGCGTAGTAGTCCTCGTCCGGCACGGTATCATCCGGGAAGGTGACACCCGCCCGGGCAAACGCCGCGGCATACTCCGGCAAGTCGAAGAGCCGCTTCAAGAGCGGCCGCCCGACCTCCTCCAGCTTCTCGACCTTTGTGAATCGCCTGAACCGTCCACTTGCCATCGAAACCCCACTTCCTCCTACGCGCGAGTGCCCTCGCCGCCACGGATGATCTTCCAGACTTCCTGACACTTCTGTTTCGGCGGATGTGCTGTCTCCTGGATCGCATCCAGTTTCTGCAACTCGTCCCTCGCCCGCCCGGTCTCCGGTTTTGTCGCAATGCCATCGCCGAAGACATTCATTGCCTTGCGAAAATCCTCTTCCGAAAAGGCCAGACCGGAAAATCGCCGAGGGAAATAGGAGTCGGTCAGCATTTCCCGCAACACACGCCCCGCGCGCAGCAACAACGCCAGGGGTTGCCCCCAGTTCTCGTCAGGGGCACCCGCAGTCAAATCAGGCGCTCCGATCCGGTTGTACACCGCCCGCGGCGTAATGCGCTGGTTGAGCGCCGTTGTCAGACGGCCTTCCACGTCATCCAGAACCGTCTGCAACTTGTCCGCTGGCACCGCGTCGCCCTGACCAAGTTCTCGGTACATCCGGTTGAGGTCGTTCCTGATGCTTTCTTTCCGCCGTCCGATCAGTTGCCTGACCAGTTCTGCGCTCACCGCCATGCGCAGGATTGTCCGAACCTCGTCGCTGGCGGACTTGAGTACCTCTTGAACGGCCTGATCCGCGACCTCCGGCGTGACACTGCGTTCTCCCACCGCTGCCAAGATCGCCTGCTTCACCGGGTCGCCGCCAGATTTCAGAACTGTCTCCACAACAACCTTGGCGGCCGCCGGACCAACGCCGTTTCCGCCGAGCGAATCCCACAGAACCTTCTGGCCCTGAACATTCCTCGCCGCCAACTCCTTCTCCAACAGCCCCTTTGCCGCATCCGGCAACCACCGGTTCCCTTGACTCAATGGATAGGTGAGCAACTCCATCACATCGGTGACCTTGCGGCACTTCTCGATAGCCTTGTCCACTGTGTCGTCAAGCACCTGGAGGGTGAAGGATTGCTTTTGCTTGAGCGCTCCTACCATTCGCTCCGACTGCTGCCCCAACAAGGTCGCCCTCACGGGAATCGCGAGCGGCTTGATCCGGGTCGCCTCGTCCACCGTCACGAGCCATCCGCTCGCGTAGACCTGCTGGAAGACCTGCGCCACGGCGTCCAGAGCCGTCTTCCCGCCGTCCCATGGCACTGTCTTCTCGCCATTCGCGTCGGCCGTGACTTCTCCAGTCTCAGGATCGACCTGCGGAGCCGCTCGCTCTTGTCCCTGGCCTGCGCACGCCAGCCTGAAAGCCTCCCACAACGCCGCCGCCTCAGGATCGCCTTTCGCCGGTATCAGGTGCGGGATCTCACTTGTCTCTGGCGTCAAAGCCGCCGCCGCGCTGAAAAGGTACTGGAACCACCGCCGCCATGCGTCGCGCGTCGCGTCGTCCGGCTGGAAGACCAGGTTCAGGCTCCCCACAGACAGGCGGTCATGTCCCACGTCCCCGACAGACCCGACACACATCGTTGTCCGGCCGGTCTGGGTATTGTGTCCCTGAATCACGGTCGGCGGCACCGCGACCCGCTCGCAATCGCCGTCCAGAATATGCGCCATCGGCAACAAGCGAACGGTGAGCGTCACGTCGCCGCCGTCCCGCGCAGCGCGTGCAGTGTTGATCCGCCTCAGATGCTCCGCCCGCGTCGGCCCCGCCGGAACCAGAACCAGGACCAGGAGGATTTGCCTCTTGCCGTCCTGCGCCAGCAGTTCCTCGATCCACGTCACTGTCGCGTCACCGGCACCGACGATCACGCCGCTCACGAGATCCGAATCGCCAAGCAGGCTCCGCCAGGGCGGCGTCTCAGCGTAGCGGGCGACCCCCGACCGAACCCGGTTATCCGGCCAAATGAAGGGTGGCTTGACGACCAAGCCATCGCGTGGCCCTCCGCCATTCAACATAAGGTTGTCGCTACTCATGCGCCGTCTCCCTGCCGCACTTTGCGCAGTGCGCCGTCCAGAGAACCTGTTCCGGTCTGGCTCTGGATCGCCTCACGGTATGCCTCGGTCAGTGGCGTAGCGATTCCGGCGGCGATGTTGTCCCGCAGGTACGTGATCCCGTCCATGCCCTGTGCGGCGTGCGTTACGCTCGCGATGGCTCGTTTCGCCAGTTCCGCAGGCTCCGGCGCGGCGATCTTGCCAGCCGGGTTGAAGTCCGTGAACAGCACCCGCTCAACGCACGGGTCGGTCGTCACCTCCCGCACCAGCACGCTGTCCGCGCCCGTGCCCGCAACGTAACGCTGCGACAAGTCATCCCGCCGCGTCTCCCTCCGCCAGAGCATGTCTCTCGCCGCATCCGGCGTGACCGATTCCTCCAGAACAAGAATCTCGGCCTGCACCGGCTTGCCCTTGTCGTGCGGAACTACCGTCGGAGCGCCACCCCGCGTCTTGCCGCTATAACGAGCGTATTCGACAGGGAACGGGGTCTCTGTGCGGATTCGCATGATGATCTTGGCCAGAATCTCGTCTCCCGGATCGTTCACCAGCGACCCATAGGCGAGTATTCCGACTTTCTGCCGTGGATGCCGCCGTGAAGGATCGCAAGGCACCGGCGATATCGGCGAGAGATACGGTTCACCAGCGCGGATAGCCTCGGCCATCGCATCGTACCTATCCAAGATCATGCGCTTGGTCCGGTAGTCACCGTTGAATTCCGCCTCGTCCTTGCGCCGGATGATCGGGAAGGTATCGAGGATGTAGCTTACTGCTTCGCGTGGGCCCGCAAACGAGCGCCGCAGATCCTCAGGCACCTCTGCCCAGGCATCCGGCGGTCCCAGGTAGACATGGAAGAAAGCCGCATCCAACTCGCACCGCAGACCGAAGCGCCGCTCCTCGTCCCAGAGGAATGGCGGACCCGGGTGTCCGCAATCCTGTGCGAACGGCAACAGGTTCCATGCGGTATAGGCAAGTTCCATGACCCGTGGCAACACCCAGTCTCCGAGAGAAGTGCCCAGCCACGGCACGGGCTGCCCGAAGTCGTCGGGCCTCAATGCTGGTAACTGCTTCAGAATAAAGAAGTTAAAGTTGCTCCCGCTGAGAGACTGCCTGCACGCAAAGTCAAAGGCAAACGAGCACAACTGTCCGTAAAGTGAAACCAAGTCGCCGGGCGACCGCTGCGATGTCATTAGAGGGCCGCTGTTGCCGTAGGCTGCGACAGGCACAACAGCAAACACGCCGGTCCGGCGATTCGTGCTGACGTTTGTGATTCCTCGGAAGGCGAAGGCCCACTCTCGATCCACAGAAGGCCACCGCGAGAGGACCTCAGCCTGAGACACCCAGAATCTTGGCAACGGCCGATAGAATGGGTCCTGAAGCTGCTGCTCTGTACACGAGGACGCAGCGGCCTTGATGTTGAACCGGGATTCCTCACGGACATTCTCAAACGTGTTGTACCGGTGATTGAAGTGGTGGAGCATCTTCGATTCGTACAACGGCAGGAACACTTCACGGCCCCGGACGAACCGGTTGCCCTGCAATTCGAATCCGTCGCTCTCCAGTTCCTCCTTTGCTCGGAACAATCCCGCGTCGTTGGTCATGTGAAACATGCTGCGGAAATCCACACTCCACGGATTGCCAGCGGGATCGCCTTCCTTAAGAAGCACCCGCATCTTTCCGTAGAATGCCTTCGTGATCGCCGCTGACTTTGCCGCCACTTCGCCGGTCTCGGCACTGGACCGAAACGAGGGACATGTGAGCGTATTGGGTTTCATGAGGCCCAGATCGGCGAAGGAGAGGCTGAAGCATCGGCCGGGTTCCGACAACTGGTCGGGATGATGAACAAAGAAGGCGAACGGAGTGGTGTCTGGCCCACGCCCTTCGCTTGTCAACGTGATCAAGCAGAAGGTCTGTGGCGGGGGCAGATCGGCGAACAGTCGCCGTACGTTTTCGAAGCCGTAGAGCGACACGATCTTCTTTCGGCGCATGAGCGACTGAAAGAAAGCCTTCTGGTTGTCGTCGGTCGCGATGCCAGTCGGCAGAACCAATCCGGCCCGCCCGGTGTCTCGGGTTAGCGTGTCCCCGAGCTCGGCGAACAATGCATAGGTGTTTACGTCTCCGGTGCTGGCCAACGGATAACGGCCGCTGTTGCGAACGAGATGGCTCTCACCTTCAGCGAGACGGCACGCCGCAAGGAAGTCGGTGTACAATTCCTGGTCGCTTGCCTTGAGTTCCTGGATAAGACGCTTTCGCGCAGCGGCGCTCTTGGCCCGAGCAACATCCGGCCGACGTTCCGCGAACCACTCGCGCTCCTGGAGCTTGACACGCTCCCAAGGCGGGTTACCGAGGATGACATCGAACCCTCCTTGTGCCATGATCTCCGGGAAGGCAAGATGCCAGTGGAAGAAGCGGTATCGGG